CCCGTCTCATACCTTGTCTCAATATTTTTATTTTTTCTACCTTATTTTAACCTTATTTATATATTGAGACAAGTGAGACAAGTGAGACATAGTAAATAAGAATATTATATAGAAAGTATAAATGTTAAAAATAAAATATTTTGATTTTTGTAAAATTAAAATAAAATTTATTTATAAGACATGTATATATAAGTAACCCAGACCCCCTACCCGCCCCAGTCTCACTGTCTCACTTGTCTCACTCAATAAAAAAAAGTTATAAAAATGAAATTTTTTTGGAAATCGATATTATTTTCATCAACGATGTCAGACAATAAATTGACTTCTTTTATTAAATTTATGATGGACCATAGATTATACCTTACCAAAAAAAAGAAGAATTCAGGAGAATTTGCAACTTTTTTATGTCAACAAATGGAAATATATATTGATGACAAGGTACCGGAATGGTTTTCAAATATAGCTACATCAAATGGGATACGTGAAGATCAAGTCAAACAGTACGTAATTGAAAAATGTATGGAAGAACATACTCGTCTTTGTATTAAAGAGAGTATTCCAAAGGTACCAAAGTAAAAAAGTAAATTTAAATAATCTTTCATATTTATAATATGAAAGTGTTAGAATTATTTTCTGGAACTCATTCTGTAGGTAAAGTATGTAAAGAACGTGGTTGGGAAGTGACTAGTGTTGACTTACAAGATGCTGATATTATTGATATAATGAAATGGGATTATAAGCAACTTCCAACTAACACATATGATATTATATGGGCATCTCCACCATGTACCTATTTTAGTACATTACAATTTTGTCATCGAACAAGAGAAGAGATTAATGAATTAATTCAAACACAGGGGTTACCATTATTACGAAGAGCAGAAGAGATTATAGACTACTTCAAACCAACCTATTATTTTATGGAGAATCCGTTTACAGGATCAATGAAAAATCATGTCAATAAACCTTTTTATGTAGTTGATTATTGCCAATATTCGGATTGGGGATATAAGAAGCCTACTATCATATGGACTAATCGAACTGAATTTATTCCGAAGCGATGCAATCATAAAAAACATACTATTCAATGTGGAAATGTAAGTAAAAAAAATAAATATAGAATACCGCCTATGCTTATAGATGCTCTTTTTACTTTTTAATAGTCAAAAAATGAAAATTGAAATTGATCATTGGGTAATCATCTCTCACGACTTGACATGGAACAAATAATTGAAGAATACATGAATACCCCTATTGACGACAGGGACTTTTCAGAGTTGGCCTATAGTTTGATGAAGTATATTTTTAATCGATTACCAGAAGAAAAGAAATGGGTACGTGAAATGAGCGACGGACGATGGGAAGATTATGTAGCCGAACAATTAAAAAATACGTCTCTTTCAGAAAGTCGACAGGACGCGGTTCATGATTTTACGACCTCTTTCTGGGGTGATTATTTTTATGACGAATAAGATATTAAAGTCAAAAAATGAAAATTGAAATTGATCATTAGGTAATCATCTCTCAACGCGAACCAAATCAAGATGCCTAACTGTGCCGAATGCGGATTACTTTTTTCAAATGCGAACTTATCAAGAAGTAAAATCGATGGAACAATTATTTGTGATGAATGTGTATCACGTGAATCATGTGTAGTATGTCATGAAGAAGGTTTATATAGAATTAACGATGTTTGTTATTGTGCTACTCATTTTGTACCAAAACCAGCATCTATTGATGCTGAAAATGGTATGTGGATTTGTGAATGTGGAAAAGAAGCAATTGAACTAAATGGATTTTGTGATGAAATTAGTGGTATGGATACATATAAATGTTATCATGAAGCACAACTGAAACGTAAGTGTATTCATTGCGAGGTTCTTCAAGTACCTAACGGCAATGTATGCTCTGTATGTCATTCTCATCAACATATTATTCAAGAAGGTGGTAAGGACGTTAAACGGTACGTGAAACGAGGAGGTTTCTCATTTGATAAACATTTTTAATATATGGATTGAAATAAATGAAAATTAAAAATATTATATACTATGTATATAATATGCCTCTAACACATGAAAATATTCGTACTACTCATAGAATAGGACAACCGCCAAGATCAAAAACACAACGTTTTTTTAGTTATCCATTAGCTGATGCTTCAAAAGATTTATTACGAGAAACCGCACGATATGAAGGAATGGTAAATTATTCGCAACGTAGTAGTGATGAACTCCGTGCATATTTATCGGGATTGAATCCACCCATACATGAATTGAAATTTCAAATAGTTAAAAAAGCACCTTAACTTTGAAAAAATAAAGAATGAATTTCATCATATTTGTGAGTTTCATAAAAGTCATCTTTTTGTTTATCTCTGACACTAGCTATATATTTTTGGATATCTTTAAAATATGCCTCTTCTTCTTCTGGTGTTTTTTCAATGTACCCTTTCTTTTTGTAATAGGCTTGTTGATTCTTTTCCAACATATTTTTATAAAACGCAGGGTCATTCTTCTTGGAATGATATCGTTTTCTAGCGATACAATTCATTTTTTCTTTATTAAGCTCATAATATGATTTCCGTTGTGTAATGATCCGTTTTTCTTTCTCTTTTTCTTTATCCATATTATAATCTATTGTGATTATAAAAATGACTTTTAATTTACATTTCAAATGCGGTGGAATGGTAGGTATGCCAACTGGTGATTTCTATGTCGAACCATATGGAAAAACAGTTCGTTTAATGAGTCATACACCAGTCAACTATACACAAGGTGGAATTATTAAATGGGAAGAAGGTCAATACAATCCATTTGTCAATGATTTACAACGAGATAATAAGAGAGTGATATTGGAAATGGGATCGATGGTAGTGCCCCGACCTGTCATTCATTTATTTCATGAATATGAGCTATTATATGGTTCAGTAAAAGGTCCTAAAATTACAGATAAGAATTTATTATTGGAAGTTATCGTAATGCCAGAAGAAGCAATTGTTCCAAGTAAACATGTTCCAAAATTTAAAGAGTGGTTAAAGAAACACGATGTGACGTTACCACTTTCTCATGACAATTTATTCGAACATGACATTTTATATTAAAAAAAATTAAAATCAGACATAATAATAAATGGTATTCATTCAATTACTAATTAATAATTTTGATTCTGGTACATTAATTACTAATAACAATTCGTATCTCGATGTTCCGCTATATGGTGTTTATGATATTAATGTGATCTCTATCCAATGTCATAGTAATAGTGCTGCATTTCGAGTTATTGAATTACAAAGTGATGTTCTTCGTTTTCCTCATTCAGGATGTCCTTATTTGACATTTTTAAATAATGGTCAAAATTATATGAACTTTGAAGCATCAGGTGAAATGATGCCTTCGATTAAGAATGTTGATTTGAATGGAAAAATATTCTGTAATATCAATAGTTTAAATGGTGTAGCATTAGGCGCTTTTAATTTAATAGTGACATTGGAAGCAACTGTTTGTACTAATGCGAAATAAAAATAATCTTTTATTATAGTAATAATGTATTCGAAAAAATCATCTGGTAGATTTGGAACGGCTGGAGTAAAACCATATCCTTCTAATCACATTCAACCTATTCAAGAACAACCTATTTTACAACTAAATGAACAACCAGTAGAAGCGGTATCAATTTGTAGACAACAGGTTACTCGTAAAAAAAAATTAAAATTTCAAAGAGAATAAAAGAATGATAAAAAATTAAAATTTTTTATCTTGAATGATATTAAAATGTCTAACTATTCTGGTCCAGGTCAAAACTTTCAATACGTTCTCCCATTTCAAAACGATGCGGTTCCTAGTTCATTCAAGTCTAATTTAGCTCCTCGTCCGATCAACTGTGTTCTCCAGACGACAGTCGTTCCATCGACTTCTGGTAATGCATCGGTAGGTGGTCAATCCGTAATCCAAGTCCCTTTAGGCAATAGTGCGTACATGGTAAACCCTTACCTCCGTTTTCGTGTAACCCCAACTGTTGGGACTGCTGTCGCTGGTGCTCGCTTTAAAGGCGCTGCGCAATCTGCCAACGCTTTAATTTCATCTGTCCAAACCAGCATTAACTCTACTTTGATTGATAATATTTTGAATTATGATAAATTGGCTGACTGTATTTTAAGTCATTCGTGTTCCAAGGAATGGTTGAGTTCCGATGGTGCTATCCTCATGGCTTCCGCTGGAACTACGGCTGCTAATTTAGGTGCAGCTAGTGATGGTGCTTTAGCTGCCGTTGCTACCTATGGTGAAACGTACTGTGTCCCACTTCTTGGTATGTTGAGTGGTCAGCAATCAATGCCCCTCTGGGCTATCAACGGAACGATGCAAATTAACGTCCAATGGACGCAAAGCATAGCTGCATCTATTTTGTGGACTGCTGGTGCTGTAGGTGATATCACAGCATTAACCTTTAGTGATGTAGCCCTCGTTTATGATCGAGTAGCCGTCGAAGGAGATTTCATTGCCAAGATGAAATCAGACATGGCTTCTTCTGGTGCTAAATACGTTTACTCCTATACCAACTACCAATCGTTGACTCAAGTATCGGCAGCCGGTATTGTGACGTTGAACACAGGTCTTAATGTATCATCTCTTCGTGGTGTTGTAGTAGCCCCCATTCTAACGACTGCTATCCCCTTATTCACTGGTCCAAACTTTCCTCAACCATCTGGAACTACTAACTTTCAATTAACCCTCGATGGTCGTTTGGTATCTTCAGTTCAACTTAACTCTGTAACAGCCCCTGCTACAACCTTTGTTGAACTCCAAAAAGTATTTTCACGATGCTTCGATAGTTCAGTAACTGATAACAGTAATCGTATCGAATACCGAGGTACAAGTGCTGATGGTCTTGGTGAAACCGCTAAATCATTTGCTCTTGGTATTTCAACGTGCCGAGTAGCCGAAGGACTTCAATTCCAAGGCAGTCCTGTGTCAGTTGCTGGCATTCAATTGACTCAAGGTGATGCTCTCCACACGAACTTTATCTTTTATATTTCTGATTATTCTTTGATCATCGGAGCAGATGGTATGATTGACCTTGTTAGATAAAAATTATAACTTAACTATAAATTACAAAATATTTTTTATCTTTAGTAAGATAAAAAGATCAACTATATTACAACTTTATTTTTTAGATTCTTTCTTTTTTTGTGATTTTTTAGGTTGTTTCTTTTTTCGTGATTCATTATATTCATTTGTATGACATGTTTCGCACCTGTAAACAAGAATTCCATTAACATATTTGACTTCGTATGGAATCATATCCTCGTGAGCAAACGTTCCACAACGATTTAACGACAGTCCACAAGGGCACCATTGAATTGGGTAACAATCTTTACAACGCATTTCTGTACTTGGATAATAGTTCTTGATTCTAAAAAATATTTCATTTTTATAATTTTTGAATAATAAATAAACATAATAGATAATGATGGTGATGAGTGTACCTACGATATAAGGAATATGTTTTAGAAAAGTCAGGATTAGAAAGGCAAGGATGATAACGAAAGTACTCAAATTCCATTTTATACTATGATACGATTTTAATCAGAAATTAAATATTCATCAAACCTTTTAAATAATCGCACCCGTCCATCTGTCATATTTAAGAAACAAAATGAATGAGGTTCTTTTGTAGCATCTTTCAAACATGTTTCTAATATATCTTCATCAACATTCAAATCTTTCTTTAACGTTTCAATTTCCTGTTTAGAATTTGTTTTAAATAAGAACATGCCATCAACTTGATTTCTCCATATAGTTGGAATGTTATTATACTTATGACTTATTAAAAAAATACTAGTTGACAGGTGCCTAGAGTTTGTAAAAAGTTGTGTAATGGCACTCTTCTTTCTACCAGATGGAAAATCACCTGAACTATCGTCAATGATAATCAAGTTTTGTAATGGTCTCTTTTTTTCCCAGCCGTCTGATAAGTTCTTTAACTTGTTAATTATCTCGATGCAATTTTTTTCATTAAGATGATCATAGAAATTATTACGTGAGTCAATCTCTTCATATAAATCTTGTATTTTTTTATCATGAGCCCCAGACGGATTTATCATAAAGATATTATCATAGTATTTATAATAAGGACTTTCTTTTGATAAAAGCAAGCTCAAATACAGGCTTGTCTTGCCCCCACCCTTAGGACTAATAAAAAATAGGATTCTTGAGCCTAAAGGTAATACACCATCAGATTGTATAATCTGTTTATCATGTGCTTTTAGTTCATTCGTCAGAGCGTTTTTCTTAATGTGAATATCCATATTACTATAAATAAATGATTTTATTATCTTTATATAATAAAAAATGCCTCGTCGCAAGAAATCAACAAAATCCAAAAAAAAGGATTCTGGTATTTCAATCAATATCAAAAATATTATGAGACAAGTACAGAATGAACGTCCTCGAACTGATTATATTATGCCTCGTAAAAATGAACCTAAACATAACCTAAATAATGGAAGTATGAGAACTATGTTTGCTCCACCTGTAACATATATGACAACACCATTAAATGCGTTTCCTTCCCTTCAATCTATTCAAGATATTAGAGCACCACCTAATCGAGCACCTGATAGACTTGGTTCTAACTCAAATCAACCTATCTATCAACCAGGAGGAACTAATCCTGGTCCTGAACAAGATAAGTTTAATAATCAGTATGATCAATCTCGTATTTCAAAACTAGGTGCCCCAGCCGGTAAAGCAAAGTATCCTGTAACTCCTGGTCCTGTTGGTGATGTATCATCTCCTATCGTACATGCGATTGCAAGTAGTCCACAAGTATTTTTAACACCGACTCCAAGTAGTAAAACATTAGGTGATTTTGAAGAATATAATACGGATGAACAAGATTTATTAGATGCTTCAGAGGAAGCGTTAGCAGATACTATACCCGCATCACATTCAGCCGATGCTCTTGGTCTTTTTCCTAGAAGAGATTTCACTGTCGCACCTGGAATATATCCATTACCAGCAGTATCTGGTCCTCCTCGTGGTAGACCAAGGAAAGAACCTGGAACTACAGAAAAGCAAAAATATAAAAAGAAAGATAGAGCAGACGCAAAAGAAGATGAACCTTAAAATTTCTTATACAACATCTGTTCGTTAGTACTATGTCCCATATCATGAGCAACCTTTTCTAATTCACTTAACTTTGGCATGTTCTTAAGAGTGACATCTGACACGTAGATATGTCTCAACATCGATGCACTGATATTCTTGCCAAAGATAGCATTTATCATTTTAGTAAGTTGAGGTTGAGTGAGATGATTACCATACGAATTAAACAACATGTATTCGCTGTATTTTGAAGCAAGAGGAAACCATTTTTTAAAAACATTTTGTAAAGACTCTGGGCATTCAACTCGTTGGGTTCCATAGTTCTTTGCTGTCTTATAGTTATTAAATACTAATTCGTTTGTTTTATCATCAAACCAATTATCAACTTTTTGATCAATATCCTTAATTTTAAAATTAATGAAATCAGCAATACGTCTAGGCGGAATCAATACATAACAAGATAAGATAATGTAGTGTTGAAGTACCTTGAGATTTTGAGAAGTAAGTTTATCTTTTTTAAATAACGGCATGGCTTCTTCTTCTAATTCGTGGTACACTTTCATAATGGTATCCCATGATTCCCAATTCTTTTCTTCTTTATCCGACTTCTCTTGTTTCTCATCTTGTTCTCTACATTCTTTAGAAACATCCAACATCTTTGTCTTGTAGACTTCAACTACCTTCTTATGACTAACGATAGCAATCAAAGCTGATAACATAGCTTTACGTCGAGTAGGACTTAATGTATCTAGGTATTTAACAATCTCTTTATTCTTACTAGTAAAGAACTTGACATCAGTCCAATCAAAGTGAGTAGCAAGAGATGCAAGAGTTGCGACATAGACGCGAGCGGAATTATCAGAGATATCAGATTTATTATTTAGAATTGATTTAAGAATTTCTGATCGATTCATTTTATTATTCTATAAAGAGAATAATTTAAAACATTTTTTGATTGTAATATGAATAACTTTTATTCACATTTTATATTAATCTATATAAAATTATGAATAAAAAAGAATATAATCCATAGATTACAAATTAATCATAAAAAAAGGTAATATAAGCGTATAAAACTCGAGTTTTATACTATTATAATGAATTAGAATATGATTATCTAGATTATATTCACTTTTAATCATAATATTATATACAATTTGTTAGATTTAATCATAAAATATATTCACAATTGATTTATAATCTTGGATTTATTTCTTTTTTGCTTTTTTTTATTTTTTGTATATTATTATACAAAAATTTATTTTAATGTTTTGCTTTCCAATCTTTTTTTATATTCTTCTATCTTATCCAAATTGTCTTGATAATCTTTTTCTAACTTTGCAATTTCTTCTGGACTCATACTTGGTTTTTGTTGTGGTTCTGGTATATTAGCTAATAGCCCATCTGTGATTGGAGAATATTTAATTTGTTCTAATTCAACGATACTAAACGATATCGCCCATGTCACTCCCTGAAGATCAATCGGATTGTATGTTAAATTAGTTGTCAAATAAATATTTACATTTGTAATAAGATTATTAGCCATCATGATTGGATCAGTATTAGATAGATGTTGTAACCATGTATTCTGACTAGTACCTACTGGCACCCTATAGATAATATCAGAAAAAACATCTGTCTCAATAATATATTCTCTATTATTACTTTGAACCAAGTTACCAGAACGAATAAGTAAATAGTTAACTGGATTAGCAACACAAACATTTGTACTAGTTACTGTAAGCAATGTACTTATTAATTGATTTGTTGTAAATCCAAAGAACGTTCCTAAAGCGTTATTTGAACTAAAGTTCATCTGAATAATTGCATTGGCTGGACTCGTCATGCTATACGTTGATCGAGCAGTTGTTTGACTATATGAAAAATTTAAGACTGGTGTATATCCTACATACGTACCTGATGATATACTTGCCATAGCTATTAACTTTGTAGCTAATTCAACTAGTACTGTTATTGTAGTATAGTTACCAACTGCTAACGAAATGTTTACTGTTTTTGTATGTCCTCCTGTATCTGTAAAGATACATTGTAATGTATTGATATCTGATGATAATTGATAAAATGAAAAGGGTATATTCGCACTATGAACATCCATATAAAATTTACCATTGGCTGATTTCAATGCTATTGTGTTTTTCATTTGTAATATTAAATCAGTATTTGTACCACTAGACCGCTGATTAGAGTTTACATGAAACGTATATCTGGCGACCTCATTCATCTTTCTTTATATATGTATCTCTATAATTATTATAAAAATTTTCCATTTGTTCTGATACTTTCTTCTCTTCTGGAGTCTGTTCGATTCTAGTAATATTGAGGTAGACTCCTTCTGGAGTTTGAAACTTTTTTAATACTGTATCATTATCAGTTTTTAAAAACTGTTGATAATTAAGAAGTTCATTAACCACTTGAGTAGTTTCTTTCTTATTCTGAAATGCCATATTATAACTATAATAAGATTTTAAATTTTTTAAAAAAAATATTAATGAAAAACAGAATGTCCCATATGTTTCTTTTTAGGTAACATACCACCTTCTTGAAACCCTAACCAACCTAATAACCAATCTTCGACCCATTGTCCAACAGTTGATCCTACACCAGACGCTGGCATTCCTCCTCGAGCCATAGCTACATTTAAATCACCAGATTTAATATCAGCCTTGACATCTTTTTTAAGTTCTTTCAACATAGTATCTGTGACTTCAGCGGGTCGTTCTGGTAGTTCACCACCATCAGCAAAACCGAGCCAACCCAATAACCAATCTTCTACCCATTGTCCGACTGTGCTTCCGACTCCTGAGGCTGGCATTCCTCCTTGAGCCATTGCTCCTCCCCTAGCTTTTGCATAATACATTTTACCGTCTGGCATCATATGACCCTTTCCTTTCTTTGGCATTTTATTATTAGGTAATAAAATATTTAATTTTTTTCAAAATAAACTCAAGTGGTCATATTTTCCTTTTGGTTTATGGGCTTGTTGTAATCGTTGTTCTATGTCCTTTACTGCTTGAAATCGTTTCTCTGCTTTTTGTTTATATTTCTCTACGTATACCTCATCATCTGATTCTGATTCACTTTCTGACGATTCTTCTCGTTGCAATTTTTTAGGTTGGGGTTTCAGAGTTGGTTTAGGCTTTACTTCTTCTTTCACTTCTTTCTTTTCTACTTTTACCTTTTTCTTCTTTTGCCCAATTTGATTCAATCGTTCTTCCATCTTCATCATCATTTCATACAAGTTATTATTGACATCTGGTTTGACTTCTTTTACTTCTTTTATTTCTTTTATAACAGGCTTTACTTCTAGCTTTACTTCTGGTTTAACTTCTTTATCTGAATCTACTATATTAATCTTACGACGTTGTTTATTTAACTCTAACATACGCTGTAATGTCACTTGTTGTTTTTCAGTTCTAGGTTTCTTTTGTTTTACTTCAACTATGGGTTCGGGTACTGGTGCTGAAATTGGTGCTGGGACTTCTACTGGCTTATCTTCTGAAATCGATTCCATAGTAGATTTAAGTAAGACATTCTTACTTTTCGGGGGTCGTCCGCGTGGATAGGGTTTTGGTTGATCGGTCATTTAGATTATTACTATTATATTCATATTAAATAATTTTTATTTTTTTACTATATTAAATAATAATAACATCTTTTATTCCAACAATAGGGCATAATAATTTATAATTAAATTTTAATTCAAGTTCTTTATCAATATCATTCCATAAATTTGCTACAGTTAATAATTTACAACCTTTTCTATGAAATAAGAGTAAGTCTTCATCTGATGGTATTATTTTTTTATCAATTAAATCAAATACTCTTTCCATAATATTAGCTAACTCATCCTCTGACTTCATTGACATTTCTTATTATATCATAAGAAATTAAAAAAAGTTAATTAGCTACAGCATGCTACGCCCGTCTTTAACAACTCAAGATGTTTTTTACTTTTTAAATGTTTAAATTTAGAACCTGTTTTTATCTCAATACCACATTCACATATTATTAATTCTTTTCTTACTTCATTTCTTTTTTCATTATTTATAATTCGTCTTTCTTCATATAACTCTGGGTTAGTTTCTTTTAATTTTATTAAATATTTTTTAGTATAAGCTCTATTGGTCTCAGGACATTCCTTTTGTTTAATCAAACGATATTCTTTATTATATTGGTCTTTTTCTTCTTTAGTTATTACTGGTCTATTTTTATTAACACAATTTTCACTTATATCTATCCAATATCGTTCTTTACTTAATTTTTCTTCTTTTTTACATTCTTCAAGTATTTCAAAAATACAATTTTCAATACCATATTCATCAAATAATATATATGAAGAACATCTTCTAGTAATTTTATTTTTGTAATCATATATATGAACTGATTTACGATTACATAATAAAACAGATGTTGAACCAACATACACCTTTGGTCCTTTTTCAGAATAGATTTTATATATAATTACCATATTGTTTATATGGTAAGAGTCTAGTTTATTTTTTCATTTTTAACAACAACATTTAATAGTAAGACCTGTATTGAGACAACTAGCAATATCCAAACAAGTCTTAATTAGTTTTTCGTCTTATGATAAAAATTTAAGATACAACTAAAGAGGCTAATGTACCATTTAGGAGCCTTGATTCTCTTAAGCATTAATAGCATTTCAAAATCAATTTTCTTGGCTTGTCTTTCGGGAAACTTTGCAAGAGCATTATCATATTCGATGTCTATATCATCTAGTTCAAAAGCATGGCCGTATGCTATGATATTGTACTTGTATTTATTTGGAGCAACTTCTTTCATGTACGTATATCTATGTGATTTTTCGCGTAAGTCAAGTACAAGGAAATCCCAAGCATATGTTTCTATTGGTATGTTCTTATGAATGTCATCTTCATATTCAACAAATCGATAATCCTTAAACAAAGCCTTGTCTTCTTTTTTTAAATCTTTAGTAATACATAGGACAAATTTCTTAACTGGTAAGTCTAGCTTGGCTTCATAATTAATATCATTGATAGCATCCAAGATCAATTTAGGTGCTTCTTGTATTATTGGCGGTAAGTTCATTTAAAAGAAAGCAACATTTTATTTATTTTTTTATTGCCTTTGTTAATTCATTTACTTGTTTTGTCAAGTCACTCACATGCTTTAATAACATTTGTATCGCATCATCTTTATCATTATCTTTCTTCTTTTTATCTTGTTCTTCTCTATCTTTTTGTTCTTTTTGTTCTCGTTTAATTCTACCGCCATAATCATCTTCTTTATACATTGGGTGATCTTTGATTTCATCAGGCACCATCCACATATACTTTTTACGTTCTGCTACTGGTAATGATTGCATCGATACCCCTTCAGGTAATAGAGGACGTTCTTTAGGACAAGGACACCTGATATTACTTTTTTTAGCATAACATTTTTGAGGTGGATACCATGAGGGGTCAATTGGTGGTGGTGCTTTGAATTCTTCTGGATTCATTATACTATTAACAAAGAATAAAATATTTAAATTTTAAATTATTTGTTTTAAGCCCATGTAATTTCAAATAATAGATAAATCGAATCATTTGTATCTGTTATGATATTACTGATGGCATATCCATATACATAATATTGACCTACTGGCAAGGCTGAAGTTTGAACCATTATTGGGTAACTGTTATGGTTACCTGTTAAATTGGTATATTGATATATATAATAATCATATGTACCTCCAGTAGTACCATTATAAAAACGAATAATTTTACTTGTCATACCACCGCCACTAATATAATGACTCATTGAACCACTAACACGTAAAAAGGCCGACGCACTTGCCTTGTAAAATGTAGTGAAATATACCCCAGGTCCCCAAGCTATACCAGTATTGTCGTAATACGCACTATATTGAACCCCCCATTGTATATTATTACCATTACTTCCTATAAGTGTTTGATTCGGTGAATAGTTTTGTTGTGGTAGGCCAGTGTAACTGACATTATTAGGACTTACAATGAAGTTATTACCAGTTGTTCTCCACACCCAAGTGGTTTGATTGTCGTGAAATCCTGCTTCTGTATTTCCACTATAAGCCATCAGCGTCCATCGTTTGTTGAGGTCGTATCCATTCCAATTATTGATACCAGTACCATATACAGAAACATTTCCATATGTCGCTCCATCAACTGTAGTCACTCCTCGTCCTGAAGTTCCAAAAGTTAAACCACCAGATGTATCCAATGTCATACCAGTTGTAGTACCATTGTATGTGAAAGTGTGAGTTAATGCTCTGTATGTCATTGCTTTCCAAGCTGAATTAGGAGCAATACTAACAAGATACCCTGTATTATCAGTTGATGAAAATCCTAAACCAACACCAGTATTATTACCACCAAATCCTCCTGTTGTTATAAAAAGACAATTAGCACTATTCCAATTACCAGCACTACTAAAATTAAACATACTACCCATTTTGATGCCAAATTGATTGCTTTGAATGAAACTAACCGTGCCACCATTAATCAATAATTCAACTGCTGTATTACCATCAAGTTGTAATGGAAAACCAGATGATGATTCTATATAAGACGCCTCTAGTGATAAAGATGAATTAATAAGCAATCCTGTATTATTAAAAGTACCAATTATTGTACCTGCTGGTATTCGTAGATAAGTTATAGGTGATACAATTGATAGATCAGTAGTCGCATCATTTCTTATTATAGCAGTTGCATCGGCTGTTGAACCTATTGCCAAAATACTTTGATTACCACTTAATAGAACACGAGTTAGATTCATGACACTAG